CCAGCGAATACAGCAGAATTAGTTTGAGCGGCAGCTATAGCCGTAGATTTTACATCATATTGCATTGCCATAATTAATCTCCTTAAGTTATAAACAAGGGGGCGTTAACCCCCTTAGATTAATTATTGGTCGCCTGAGTTTGCACGGTCGTCTGATTGGATGTAAGTAATAGTAACTACTAATGATCCAGCTGTTACGCCTGCACCTGCTACTGCTGTTACTGCAATTGCTGATGAAGCACCGTTACCGTTGCTAGAAGCTACATCAACTGGAGTTGATAACATAGATGTTAATTGTGCAGCTGTGAATGTTGGAGTTGCACGACCACCTGTAGTTACTGTTGTTGATGAAGCGTATTGTGTACCTGAAGCAACATTACCTACTGTAACAGCGCCTGTACCGCCTGTGAATGCTGTTGTAGTATCAAATGTAATGCTTAAGATTTTACTAGCAGATGGAATGTAGAATGTATTAGTTGTAGTACCTGCAGCTGTAAATGCAAATGCTGTAGATTGTGTTAATACTGTTGTTCCAACGTTCTTGCTTGGTGAATATCTATTGGTACCTGATTTGACTGGACCTGAGAATGTGGTTCTTGACATGATTTTTCCTTCATAAAAAGTTAGGCTTATTAGTCTTTTATGCGTCTGCCAGGACAGTCTAATAAACCAGGTTATTCCTGGATATGTTTATTTTACAATACTTTTGCCCGTAAACGCTAGTATTTTAATATAAGCAGGCAAATAAAAAAGGCCCTACGAATAGAGCCTTTTCTACCATCAAATGCTTAATTAAGCACCTGGTGAACCGAACATACCGAGCGGATCTGACCAACCGAAGCTGTAACGTTCACGTGATTTATAACGTACGTTACCTGTATCGAAGTCACCGTCCATTGAGTTGCTTAATGGAGTACGAACAAAGTGTTTCATACCATTAGGAACATCAGTTGTTAAGTACCAACCGTTTGTGTCTGTCAAGAAGTGGTTAACTGTGTAACCTTCTGGAATAGAACCATTGTTCTTAATAGCATTGATATCATTGTCAGCTGTACCAACACGTAACTCAGTTTCTAACAAGCGAGTTGCAACGAATTGCAATGCTGGTGGAACGATAAGTTTTTTAGGTTTAGCTGCAATTAATAGACCACGCTCATCAGTCCAAGCTGCGATTTGAATAACTGCATTTTCCAATGAAGTTTCATTCAAGTCAGCTGCTGTTGATGGAGTGTTACTATTTGTACCGCCTGAAACAAGTGGATGGTCAGTAGCAAATAAAGCTTTGCCGTCACCACCAGCGTATGAAGCACTGAAGCCGTTATTAATAACTGCAGCAGCCTTAACTTGTTTTGTGTAAGCCATAGCTCTTGCTAAAGCTTTTGTGTAACGAGCTGATAAAGAATCATATAAGTTATCTTCAATAGCTTCTTCAGTTAAGCTGAAGCCAAGAGCGATAGTTTCATGATTGTATCGAGCTGTCCATGCTTCTTGAGCATTGTCATAAGCGATGGCAGTGCCTTCGTTTTTAACTGGTGCTGCTGAGAAGCCTGAAAGTTTTGTTTCTTCTTCGAATGAACGTTCTGAAGTCTCTGTTTCGTAGATTTCTTTATGTTCTTCGCCATATCTTGCGTACTCTAAACCGAATAGCGCATTAAGACCTGGTAATAGCTCTTTTAGGAGCTGTGCACGTGAAATAGCCATGTTTTATTCTCCTTAATTAAGCTGTGTAGTTAGTGCCTGCTAAGGCAGTTAACTGTGGGTTATTAACTTTAACAATTACTTCTGGGTAAAGAGTTACGCCAGATGATACATATGCTGTATCAGGCACAACTGCAACTACTCTCCATGGCAATGTTGTTGCTGAACCAGTACCAGTACCTGGAATAACGCATGATGATTGTGCATCACCAGTTGTTGAAGAACCTGTACCGTTTTGGATTTCTGCAAGATTTGAACCAACGATAGTTGCGTTAGCACCTACCACTACTGTTGGAGCACCTGAAGCTGTTAATGCTACTTTGTACTCAGCTGTAGGATCAACAACTACATAAGCAATAGCGTTAGTAACGCTTGTACCTGGGTAGTATTGAGCTTGAACTGTTTGACCAGATGAGTTTGTATACTGACAACCAACAAACACGCCAAGAATAGCTGTTGCTGTAGTTGTAGCACCTGATAATGTAATTGTACCGCCTGCAGCTAAAGCAACTGAAGAACCGTTATAGATTGGGGTATTGTAAGAACCGCTGATTGGATACTGTAAAGTAGCACCAGCGTAAGGAATACCATCAAAACGATTAATCGGCTTAAAACCGTAGGGAGCACTGACTGTTGGGTAAGCCATATAAATCTCCTTAAATTAATAAATTAACCTTTGCCAAAACTGCTCGTAGATTTTCTCTCATTAAAGAGAGGCATTCTAGGATCGTTTTGACGCATAAGATTATTATCTACAGCATCAGTCTGAGACTGCGTTTGGTTATCGTAATATGCTGTTCTTTGATCGACTAATTCCTGAGGTGTCTTACAAAGTAATAATCCGCCAATCTCGATGTTGTCTTTATAACGACTATCGGGATCAACTAACAGTTTAAACTTAGGTTGCTCTTCTGCTCTTACAGGTTCCCAGCCTTCTCTAAGCTTACCGCTGAGATTGCGTGGGTCTGCTGAGTTCAGCATTGAAACTCTAATCCATCTGTACGCAAAACCAGGTTGCTTATCAGGTTCTGGTAACAATTCAGGAGCTTGCCACTGTTTAGGGCGCTCTTCCTGTTGACGGGTATCTACTTCACGGGGAATTCTATTTTCAGCCATTTTGGGACTCCAATTTAGTTAATTCCAGCGCATATTGCTCTGGAGAAAGTTTGAACTTTTTAGCCAAAGCTAATTGTGTCTGCGTCAGTCTAATCTTTTTGGGGGATGTAGAACGTGTAGCAGGCGCTACTACCGTTGATGGTTTTTTAGCAGAGTCTTTGGTCTCTGTATTGTTTTCGCCAGCAAATTTCTCTGGGAATCTTTTCCGCATTTCGGTATCAATAGAGTTCCAGTATTGATCAGAGCCAGTTGTGACTCCATCACGTTCTAGTCTTCTATGAATACCCATAGCGAGGAAACTCATATCGTCATCAACACCATACCAGCTGTTTTTGTCCAACCAGGCTTGGGTTTTTGAATCCAAACGTTGCGGTTGTTGTGACTGTTCTGGTATTTTTACCTCATTTTCAGCTGTTTGTAAAGCACTTTCGTCATATTGAGGTCTATAAGACTCAACTTCATGAAGTTTAAACTTAGCTTCTGTGAGTTTTTCTTGTGCTTCAACAACTTTTTCAGAGTCACCAGAATCATATGCTTCTTTATAAGCGATCCTAGCTAGTTCTAATTGTCTTTCTGCACCTTCTTTAGCGTTAGAAACGTATACTTTTTCACCTTCGGTTAGACGGCCTTTAAGTTTTTTAGTTTCTTCTACTAATGATTGTGCTACACGAATTGCTTCTTGTTGCTCACGTAACGCTTGTTCTTTTGCTCTACGCTCATCATTAATGAGTTTTTTCATTTGTAAAAGACGTTGTTTAGCCTCAGCGTTGTACTTCTCTAAGTCATCTTCATCGATCTCTTTTACAATTGATTCTGGTAAAGGTTGAGCATTCTTCTGGTCTTCTTCTGGGCGGTCATCAACCACTTCGATTTCAACCTCAGGTGCTGCTGCCTCTACTTCTGGTATTTCATTTTCCATTTCATCTGGAAATTTAAAATCATCATCAGCCATTTATATTCTCCTTAAATACGACTAATGCCACGAGGATCTTCTACGATACCTTCGACACTATCATCATTAATTATTCGGAATTCCCTATTATGAATCTTCAAGCGTGTGCCTGAATTAGGGCGGGCTAAGATGAAGTCTCCAACTTTGCACCAAGGACCTGAAGGAAATCTTTTTTCATCCTTGTAACAATCTGGACCCATTTTAACTACAAAGAATACTGTAGATAAAACTTCTTCATTTCTCATTGTTTCAGCAGACTTTACGAGTCCACTATCAAACTTGTCTTCAGCTTCTGGTATAGCACATAAAATTCTATAACCTGAAACCTCTGGGAGTTGCTTTGCTTTTTCCTCTGCAGTTTGGGGCAGGGATGTTGTTGCGTTTACATCATCGGGGTTTGAGCCGATTAGTATTTCACTCATCTGAGTTCTCCATATTTTTTTGAAGGTCTTGTATGTATCTTCGTGTAGAAAGTAGACCTGATATCTTTCCACATATATTTTGGTATTCAGCGTAGTCTTTGGCTACACCAGTACCTAAATGTTCTTCTAAATTTCTAACTTGTATATCTATTTCTCTTAATATAACTTCGTATTCATTCATTTAGTTTCCTTGTTTGAAGGTTGTTGTTTTTGTTTTTCTTGCATAGCCATTTGAGCTTTTGCTTTACCTAAATCAGAGCCCATCTTAAAGCCTTCTATTTTTTCTTTGGAAGCAATATTAGCTTTTTCTGCTTGGGCTTTAGCTGTCACTTGCATACCAGCAATTTCTTTCTGAGCTGCTATACGAGCTTTCTCAACTTCTAACTGATCAGCTTTAGCTGCTGCGTCAATTTGCATTTTCTTCATCTTGATATCAACTTCTTGTGCTTTTAACTGAAGTTCTTTGAGTTGCATTTGAACCACAGGGTCTTGCGCTGCTTGTTGAGCATTGCGTGCTGCAATTTCAGTTTGATTTTGGTTAAGAAGTTGTTGTGCTGCTGGAACAGCCATACGAGCAATTTGAAGTTCTTGTTCTGGTGATAATTTAGTTTCATCATCACTATCATCAAGGTCGTTATATGGGATATTAATGCCCATAGTGAGCTCCATTTGACGTTTATATTCCATACCAATGTGCTCTGTAATATGCGCTTGTAATGCTTGTGCAATTAATGGAGCTTGTGGGTTTTGACCAATCAATTCTCTGACCTTTGGATCATTTAACATAGCCATATGGATTTGAATATGGGCTTGATGATCTTGATACATGAAAGCTTTCATAGGTTTGTTCTTTAAAGCGTTCATATTCTCAGTAATTGGGTCTAATGGCTTCTCATCTTCAGGTAACGGTACCAATTTTTCAGCATTTTTGATGCCTAATACGTCTAACATCTGACGATGTAGGTATGGTAGGTTGTAAAGTTGAGGTGCTGTTTGTGAAAGTTGTAAAACTGCTTGGTATTGCACCACTTTTTGTGACATTGTGGCTGCATTTGGGTCAGAAACAGGGATAATATTGACCATTTCGTAGTCTGATCTACGAGCTTTACGAGTTCCTGTCGCTGGTTCGTATGAATAATCAGCTGGAGCGTAGCTTGCAATGATTTTTTTGAGTAATTTGAACTCATTTTTCATTGAAAAGTGCATACGAGCTTGAATAGCTGACATCACTTTGAGTGTTCTTTCTAGAATTGCTAACGTTGTACCAACTGGAGAGTTAGCACTCATGTCAGAAACCTTCAAATCACCCGCTGCTGCGAATCTTCTACCCTCTTCAATGATCTGATTGAGTAGTTGAATGAGTGTTTGTGATGGTTCTTTGTATGGTAAAGGCATGATGTTGTCTTTCATCGTGCCAGAAGGTACGTCTACATCTCTAAATTCACCTGGAGCAATCGGTGTATCATCACCTTTAACTCGTAAACCACGAGTCTTGAATCCGCCTGGAAGGTTAGCGAGTGATCCAGCGTCTACTAATTGACGTAAGATAGATGTACCAGATTTAGCAAATCCACCGATTAAGTGAATAAGACCGAATGCATAGAATCCAAAACCTGGAATGTATGGATAGTGAACAAAGTGTTGACGTTTTTGATATGTCTCATCATCTGGTTCCCAGTTTCTACGGATAGCAAGTACTTGCATACTGCCGTATTCAATAGTAACAATGTAAGGAAGTTTTAAACCAGTCTTATTACCTTTGTCGTCTTCATGTTCAAATCCAGGAAGATCTAAATCAACCTGCATTTCAATAAGTTTGTATCTAGAATCAGTTGTTGCACGGAAGCCTAACTTCTCTGCAATCTTCTTCTCAACTTCATCTAATGTATTTTGTGGTGCGCCTAATTCAACATCACGATAGAAGCCATCAAGTTGAAGTCTTAGTAATTCATTTTCTGTTTTACGCATAACGTGAGATACACGCTCTGCTGTTTCAAGATTAGAAGCACCATAAGGTACAACTAAATCTTCTGAAGGTACATAGATAGATACTTGACGATCAAGACCTGGATCTACATAAACCTTTTTAAATCCGTTACCAGATAACGCTGTACCCCATAGCATACGTTCATGTTCTGAACGATACTCAGTCATCTTTTCTGTAAGCTCATAGTTCATGTCATCCACGACACGTTCCATCGCATCTTTTTTCTGTTGTGTTTCTTTACCAATGATCTCGCCCTTAACTGGACCAGATGCTGGGAAAGTATCCATGATTGTTTCTGATTGGAATTTAGTGACTGCTTCAGCTAAGATTGGGTGGTAGACTCCACATGCACCATCCCATGGCTCTGAGCGTTCTTCAATTTTCAGACCTAAAAGTTCTAAACCATCGACATAAGTTTGAATCCAGTCTTTTCTTGACGCTACGTCTCCATCAAAATCACCAATTAAATCTCCAGCTAAAAGCGTTAGCTCACCTTGTGTAAGTTCTTCTGCTAAGTTTTTATTAAACTCTTCAGTATCTTCTGCCTTTTCAATATCAATCTCTAATCCATCCATGCTAATCTTTACAGATTCTGGATCTTCAATTTCAATTTCAACAGGAGGTGCTTGATCAATTGCTGCTAGACCTTGTGGTGCTTCGTATAATGCTTTGTCGATTGCCATAATTTTTCCTTAGTAATATGCTACTTTGCGTCTAAATTCTCTTGGTTCATCTGGTTCGTCTGTTGGAAGATTAACGAATCCTCCCTTTCTAAACCGAATAAGAGCTTGGGTTGAAGAGTCCACTAAGTCATCGTGGTCTGAATTTGGAAAGGCTGCCATCTCTTCTATGACTTCTTCGGCCCACCTTTTGCGTGGTGCCCAAACCTTGCCAGAAGCGAATAAATCTGTTACAGAGTTTAATCTGCTTATTTTATCGTTTCCACGGGTCGGTGTAAACTCTTGAACGGGTATTCCCATCCTTCTTAATTCAAAGACTAACGGGGCTCCAGAGGCCTTTGCTTCGATAATAAAAGCATCTGGTTGCCATTCTTGGTAGTATTCCAAAGCTCTTGCTTTAAGTTCTGGGAATTCCATCCGCTCTTTAAGAGCATCAAGAAGAATAATATGAGGATCATTTTCGTTTTCATCTTTATAAAACACTCCCCAAGTGGTACAAGCTGAATAGTCAGAACGTTCATTCTTAGTAAAAGCGGTATCCCATGACTGAATAATGAACTGACAATAAGGTGGGTTTTCGTTTTCCCACTCTTGCCACCATTCACGCTTAACTAAAGCACCTTCTTCAGAGGTTGGGTCTTGTTGGTACTGAGCTTGCCATTTACTTAACGGCAACTCTATTCTTAGTTTGCTTAATTCATCAAAAGACCAGAACTCTGGCCATAAAGGTTTCTCACTAGGTAAAATAGCTGGGAGTTCAATGATCTCCCATTCATCACCATCACGATCCGTCATGGATTGTAGAATCCTGCCTGTGAGGTCTCGTTTAGCCCAACGGGTCATAACGACTACAATCGATCCACCTGGTTGTAAACGTTGACGTGGACCTGAGGTGTACCACTCAAATACTTTATCGTATACGGTAGGGTCGCCTGCGGCTAACGCTGCTTCCTGTTCCGAATGCGGGTCATCAATGATGAGTAGATCAGCTCCTTTACCTGTGACAGTACCACCCACACCAATAGCAAAGTACTCACCATTAGCATTAGTACTCCAGCGACCAGCAGCTTTAGAGTCAGACCGAAGGGCGACATTTGGGAATATTTTCGCATAGACTTCAG